AAAAATGGACTGTACAAGGTAGAAATTGGGGCTTGATTGTTAATCAATTATCTATTATTTTTGATAAAAGAATTACTGATTTCTTATGATTTCTGTTTCGCATTTACACAAACTTCTGGACAGTCTCAGGCTCGATTATCGAGCCTATAAATTAAATATTAAATGCTTTTAATGAAAACGATTCGATATGACCACAATTGGGGCAAATAAAATTAATAAAAGTTCCTTCCCTATAAACATTTGGTGTACGTGGATTGTCGATTAGTGTTGATGATAATGTTTCCAAATGCATATTAATTTCAGTATTTCCACAAAACTTACAATTTAGATTAATATTTTTTTCAACAAGTGATTTTAAAACCTTATTTGCCTGTTCCTTAGTTAATGACATAAAAATTCCTATTATTAAAAATATAATTTAATAAAATAGTAATAATATAATAAATAACAAAATAAAAAGGGGCTTTCGCCCCTTAAAAATATATGGAAATATCAATAGAACAAATCGCAATCGCTATTTTAATTGGAGATTTTTTGTATCGTCTTTTGAATTAGTGTTTTTAAGCATTAATTCCCTAATAGCTCTCTGAATCTGGGGAGAAAATTTATTCGCTTTAATCATCTGTTTATCAACCTTACCTAAAATAGATGTTAATTCTCCGACAACACGTGGAGAGGAAGATAAGAAATAAGCCATCACCATTGGAATATTAGACGGATTAACAGCGGCAGCCAAACCACCAGCAGTCGGAGCTATTGCCCCAGCCAATCCTCTCGGCGTTAATTTAGCTAATTGTGCTCCAGCGACTTTGCCTACTAAATCTTTATTGCCAGTTTTACTAAGAACATCCAATAATTCTTTGCGATTTTCGTTGTTATCCCTTAAAGAGCCTAAAACTTTTTTTAATTGTGTTTCCCTAGCTTTGTTGTTGCCTATGCTAAAAGTTTTATTAATATCGTCAATTAAATCACTTGCCTCAGAATAACCTTTAGTCATTGATTCATATCCTTTAACATATTTCTTTAATCCATTATTAATAGATTCTTTTAAATCTAAAACAAAAGACATTGCCTGTCGCTTTTCTCTTGAAGATAATTGGTCGGCATACGAGCCTAATCTACGCTTCAATTTATCTAATCCAGCGGCTGAATTATCAGTCCAACCTAAAACATCATTTAAAGCTTTCTCAACAACATTTTGCCCCTCGACTAAAGTGCTTTTAGAAAAATCAAGCTTATTTAATTTTTTGCCGGTTTCATCAACAACAAAACCAATATCATAATTATCTATTAAATTAACCGCCTTATCTCTAGTATCAAATAATATATTATCGAGTTCGGATTTATTAAGTTTAATCTTAGATAATTGTTTTTGATAGGATGAAGCTCTTTTATCAGCTAGTAATCTTAATGCTGATTTGGTTTCATTTAAAACATTATCTTGGAATTTATCAATATCTTGTCCTGCTTCTCTGGCAAATTTAATAACATTGGGATTTTTAAAAGCCTGTAATATAGTTTCTCCGCTTGTTCCAGTCGATTTGCCAAGTAATTCAGCCCCATATTTACCAGCTGTTTTTGTAATCTTACCTAAACCAGAAAAAGCAGCTGGCAAAACAGCACCGGCTATACCTGCTTCTTTTACATTTTTATTAAACTCTCCTTCTTGAATAGCCGTTTGACCAGCACTTAAAGCTCCTTCAGAAAGACCAGTAGCAGATAGTTTAGCAACATTTTTAGCTAAATTGCTTCCCTTAACTAAATTTGATGCTGACTTTCCAGCTTTAAGAGATAATCCACCAGGTATAAAAAATTCAGCTATTTGTTCTCCCATAAAACCAAGTTTTTGAGTTTGGTTTGACGGAGTAGCAACACCAGTAGCTTTTATTTTATCTGCCCCAGTTTCACCGACTTTAATGCCCGGCAAAATGGCTTGTATCCCTTTTTCACCAAATTTAGCGATATTCAAAACTGAATTAGCCACGCCCTTTCCAGCACCGATAACTAAGTCTTTTGCTTTTTGACCAATATTTAAACTATTATCGCTTGACTGAGAAAAAGTGGAATCAACCAAAGGTGATTTAGCTATGTTTGTATCGTATTTACTTTTAAAATCATCAACGACAAACTGAATCACATCATCAGATTCTTTATTTTTTACCATTTGTGAAACAATCCCATCAAGTTGTAATCTTTTATCTTCTGATAACATAGATTATCTGGATTAATATTGATATTTATTTCTTAATTCATCGGCATTAATTGAAGATTTATTTGAATCCCCGACATAACGACCTGAAGCAGATTGAGCATTTAAGTAGCTTTCCAAATCTCTGTTGAGAGTATCTTTTAAAGCAGATATTTTATATAATGCCGTTTCTGGCGTGTCTGTCAAAGTCGCTAATATCTTTTTATATTTTTCCTCATCTTCTTTGCGCAACACACCACCCTCTAAAGCTTTACCGACTGTTTGTCTAACCCTGTCAATATCAGCTTGAACTTTGCGAGCCTCAGACCAGGGATTTAAAGCAGCAAAACCAGTAATAGGCCCAACAAATTGTAAATTGTCTTTAACTTTAGTTTCTAACACATCCAAGCTAGCAAGAGCAGAGCGATATTGTTCTGCTTCTTTTATTGCGGTATCGCTTAGAGGTTTAGTAGAAAAATTACTTGTATCAACACCAGCGTTAGTTAATTCGTCAATAATTTGACCTTTTCTAGTAGGAGTATAGTTATTGATTAATAAAGGGTTAGCCATTACAGCTTTGGCGGTTTCTGATAATCCGTTAGTGCCATTTCCCATTCTTCCAATAACACTATTAACATATTCTCTAACGCTCGGCTCGTTTCCTTTACCCATTTTCTTATCAGCCCAGCCCTCAGAAACTACTTGAGAAAAAGGTTTGCCAGAATACCACATACTTGCTACATCTTCCCAGTTGCCGTATTTATTATAATACTGTTGCATTTTATATTTAGCGACTGCTTCTTGATTTTCCGGTGTTTTTGGTAATTCTCTCGTGGATATATTTAAAACATTAGAAGCATATTCGCTACTCCAAGCAGACCAATTTGAAGGAAGTATTTGGAATTTGCCATAAGCTTTGGTTCTTCCGTTTTCGGCGTTATAATCACCAGAACTTTCTTGACCACCAATAGCAGCTACAAAATCATCGATAGTTGCGTTAGAAGTATCAGGCGTGATATTTACCCCCTTATAATAAGTGTCTTTAGCGTATAAAGCGCTATTTTGAATCTTGCTCTTAACAGTTTCGACAGAATCATCAAGAGTAATTCCAGCGTCAAAGTATTTATCTCTCGCACTCTTAATCCAAGCCTGATTTTCTGGTGTATATTGTGGATTTTTTGTGTAAAAGTCTGTTAGCTTTTTGGTGGTTTCTTCTTTAGAATCAGTTAAACTTAAACCTGCTTTAGTAGCAATAGTCGGGTTAGATACAAAAAGATTGGCAATAGTAGTTTTATTAGCCTCGACATCTTTTAATTTAGATTTAAGTTCCTCTATATTTGATTCAATCAATTTAGATTTCCCCTGATTCATCGTATTAACCATATTGTTAAACTGAATCTGAGTATTGAGATTATCAGTTAAAGATTGAGAAGCACCTGATAGTATAGTGTTAGCAAGATTAATATTGCCGTCAAGAGCGGACATGGCAGCGTTATTGATATTAATCTTAGATTGATATTCGTCAAGCAATTTAATCTTATTGGCAGAATTAACAGAAGCTAAACCAGCCCTTTTCTTATTTAGCTCGTTCTTAAGCAAATTGGCATAAGATACATTTTCATTAGCTAAAGCTATTCTCTGATTAACTAAACCTTTAGCGTCTTGAGCGGTAGCGGTATTAATACCAGTTTTAGCAAAATCTAAAACCTGATTGCGTAAAGGTTCAATCTGATTATTAAAATCAGTCATCGTTCTATCTATATCAGCCTGTAAATTAGCTTGCTTGGCTTGTTCCAAAGACAACTGGTCATTTAAGACTTGTTCGTTCTTAGATGAGTATTGGCTTAATTGAGATTGAAGATTTTTAATCTGGTCTTGAGCCTGTTTTAATGATTGCTCAGCAAAAGCCTGAGTAGCTTTAGAGCTATCAGCAGGAAGATTGCTAATAACAGAGCCAACATTCATTCCAGAAGTTAAATCAGCCGTTGTCGGATTAATGCTTGGTGCTTGTATTTCCTTGCCCCCAGCCTTAGCAAAGGTCTGTAAATCAGTCGGAGTAAGTATTTTTGCGTTATTATCAGAGCGATAATAACTGCCGTTTTGTTTATAAAAGTTAGTAGCCATATATATTTATTATATCATATTCGGCTTATCCGATAGCTATATAAGTGAAATAACATAAATTAGAGGGATAATCTAGCCATTCGAGCGTAAATCCTGAGGCGGTTAAAGTAGCACTTGCTTTCCCGTCAACATTGCCTGAAGCGTCTTTTAAGTAGATAATATAATTACTTTCCTGTATTCTATCGACATTCGGATTATAAAAAATATTTCTTTCAAAAGTGCCGTCGGTTTCTCCCCAAGACCAAGCAGAATTAGCATTACTTCTATAAGCTTTAATAGTTAAAAGTTTAGGGCTAAAACCACAATTATAAGTCTGAGTAGCTGGATATGATGCCGTTCCGCTGGCTCTATCTATTTTAACCTGAACGCCCCCTAAACCAGTCCATTTGCCGTTGACTTTAATTTGTGCTCCTCCTGCCGTATTCCTAATAATCTTTTGAGCTATAATCTCAGCTAAAGCGTCATAATCTTGAGGCTGTTGAGCTTCTAAAAAATTAATTGGTTGGTTGTTCGCTTCTTGTTCCATATAAGCTGATATGTTTATAAGCTAAATAAACTCCGTCTGGTAAGGCAACACTTAAAGAAACAAAATCAGTAGCATAGCTTCCGATAGGAATTTCAATATGAAGATTGCCGTTATCAAGATATTTAGTTGTTTCTTGTGTCATTAAGCCCTTATCTCCATAAACTTTGAAATATACACCGATTGGGGAGGCAGAAGTAGCATTAGTATCAAAAGAAACTACCATTTTATTTGGTTTAGCGTGCCCGATATAAAAATCAATCGTTCTAATTGTTCCGCCTTGATAACTGGAATTATAGATATAAAGTTTATCTTCTGAAGTTGAAACTAAGAATTGGTTAGTATCGCTGTCAAGATTGATAATTGCTCCAGTAGCAGAGCCTCCTTGCTGGTTATCATCATTTTTAATAACAAGGGGGGTATAAATTAATGCTTTGATTGAAGCAATCGGAGAGCCATAAGCAACCATTTTATCCCAATCTTTCCAATATAAAGTGTTATTATTATAGCAAGTGCTTCCCGGTCTTACGGTCGTGCCAGAATTAAGCTCGTAAATAACATCAAAAACACCGCCGTTAAATAAGCGGACATTAGTGCCAAAAGTCGCTAAAGTTGATTTATAGTTCTGGAGAGCAGTACAAATCTCAGGAATAACATATTCAAAATTGTATCCGGCTGAATAAGTATCCCATAAAAACAACTTAGAATATCCAGCCTCATAATTAGAAGCGACAATAGCCAAGTAGTTATTCCAAATCTTAATATCTCTAGCAGTAAACCCGGCAGGCAAAGTTAAGACATCTAAAGTCAAATCTGTGCCGTCTAAAACACCAATATTACTAGCATTAGTGAAGTATAGTTTGCCGTTAAATTCAATAGCTGAATGTTCTGAATTTGTCAATCCCGTCTTATAATCGTTATCAGCAGTTCCGTCCGCTGGATTATAACGACCGATGGAGATATTAGAAAAATAAAATAGTTTAGTGGAATTTCCCTCATCATTATATAAGGCTAAACCTCTGCCCCCAGCTCTTCCAGGGTCTAAGACTGTAATGCCGTCAATATCTAATTCAACACCTTCTCCGCCAGGGTCTAAGACAGTCGGAACGCCTGCTGAAGTAATCGAATATAAATAACCCTCATCACCATAAGCATAAAATGCTGATTGTGATTTAGCAAAGTATCTTATTTCATCTTGAATAGTTGTGCCTGTCTTATTTGTTTTAGCATAGCCGTTAGTGATTAAGCCATAGGTATCGGGAGTTCTAAAGAAATCAACACCAGGAGCGGATTTAAACAAGCCGTCTGCTATATATTTACCAGAAGAAACACCTTTAAGAAACTCTTTTATGCCTAGGGATAATAATTCTTTCATAGATTAGGTGAGTTTAACAAAACCGCTTAAATAACCGCTATCTGTATATGAGCTATAATATATATCATCTCCAACGCCGAACAAGTAGACGCTTGATGTGGTGTTAGAAAATTGCTTAGTGCTGTCTAAATTGCCTGAAAAATCAGAAAAACGCCAATATGGAGCGGTGCCAAAAGAAACATAAACGCCCTGTCCGCAGGCACGGCTTATCTGTTGGCTAGCGGCTGCCCCAGATGGATTAATTGTTGTTCCCTCTGTTAATGTCGTTCCAGATAACGTAAACGGTATTAAAGAACCTCCGCTATTAGCCCCAAACCAAAACTTACTATTACCATAACCAATAAATTTATAGTTAAAAGCGACCGTGCCTGATATAGTTAATTGTGTCCAATTGCCGCTAGAAGTTCCATCACTAGAAACAGGACATCTATAAACCCTTGTTTCATTAGAATTATTAGCATTATATAGTTGAACATAAATATACCTCCCTACAACAATCGAGCTTCCAAAATTGGTAGCATCAGCCCATATTGTTGTTTTAGAGATTGTTTGTCTGACTCCTGCGGTATATCTAATATCAAAAGTATTAATTGCGTTTTTATATATTTCCAAATTTGTTGAAACTCTTGCTATATATTCTAGGTCATCAGTATAATAAAAATTAGACTGATAATAAGATGGTATAAAATAAGGATTACCCCCTCCTCCCGTAATAACAATATCCCCACTTCCTAAAAGTGATTCGCTATTAATGGTCTTAATATTTGTGCCAGAAACTAAAGTGTTTTGTTTAGAATCAACGGCAGTTTTAACAGCTTTTTGAGAAGCAATAAAGCTATCAGAATTATCGGTTAAGTCTGTTTTAAGCTCTCTTTCTGATAATATTTTGTATCTAGTTGCCATAGTTATTTATTATCTTTAGTTAATTAAGTGATTATACAGTGAAATACCAATCTGTACCATCAAATTCTACTACTCCAGCTTCAGGAGTTGTAAGTGGTGTCCCAGCACTAATTTTTAATGAAGCCGTCCCAGCTGTTGCAGTAGATGCAGCTAAGTGTAGTTTAGCAGTTGGCGCACCAACTCCGATACCGACATTACCTCCAACTTTCAGCATTATATTTGGATTGCCATTATTCCAATCTCCAATAGCGAAATCGTAATAAGAAGCACCGTCGTAAGCAAATAAACGACCAGTATTGTTATTATAGACATAAGTTTCTACATATGTTCCTATACCAGTCGGGTGTGTTCCAACTCCAGTAGAAATAACTGAGGTTGCTTTTATTAGCCCATTTACATCTAATTTTTGGCTTGGCGTTGTCTTCCCAATACCAACGTTACCACCGTCTTTTAAGACGATTCCATTTGCTGCATTGTTTGTCCCGATATAAATATCTCTCCACGTGCTAGAGTCTAGCCCAAACTTTAAATCGAATTTTCCGCTCGTACCTGAACCAACCGTCGATATCATATTTCTGGCTACACCATCTAAACCACGGACCAATTGAAAACTTGCGCCAGCATCAGTAGTTGCTTCTTGCAATTGTATCGCCGAGCCTTTAACATGCAGTGCTGCGCCAGGCGTCGTCGTTCCAATTCCTACTTTCCCCGTAGAATCAACAACAACAGATTGCTCTGGAGCAGAGGCGTCAGCAGCAAATACTCTATGAAGAAAAGAGTGAGCTTTACTAAGTAAACTATCTGATGGTTGTGGTAAAATATAAGCCATAAAATTATAATTGCCAAGGTTTATCCCTCTTTACCCAATCGCTAGAGGGTTTAGTTCTTTTTGAATAAGTTGTTGAAATTGTCCTTGAGATATTTCCCCAAACTGTTGATGCCGTTCTAGTAATATTATCCCAAATAACTTCAACACCGTTTAAATATCTATGATAAGTATCAGAAATGTCAAGATTATCCGTTAATATTCTTCCCAGCGATTTTAGTAAATTTTCGGAAAAAGATATGGTGTCAGAAACAATCCTATTTAATCCTCTAATATAACTATCCGCTAAAGAGAAGGAATCGGAAAATGATTTGCTTGTAGCCTTAACGATAATATCGGATAAATCTAAGTTATCTTGTTTAGTAATTTCTGATTGTTTAATAACAGATTCTCCAAGACCGATAATTTCGGATAAACTGCGATAAAAATGCTTAGCACTAGAATCAATAATGTCAATCGTATCTTGGAAAGTTTTAGCAATGTTCTTAGTGTTTATATCAGAAAATGACAAGCCGTCAGTAAATAGCTTGCTAAAAATATTGTATCCGTCAAAGGCTATATCAGACGAATCAAAGGTGGTGTTTTCATCGTCAAAATTAATCATTAGCTAGCAATTACTTTATAAGTAATAGAAACTATATCCCCGCTAGCGGTATTAATAGCAGAAAAAACCTGTCTGCCGAGTATTGTGCCGTCAGCAGCAGCGTTTAATATACCGCATTCGGTGATAGCCTTAACTCCAGTAGCAGTCCAAGACTTGACAAGCTGAGAAGTATCGTTAGTCTGGTTGGTGGTTACTCGAGAGCAAGTAGCAGAAGCTCTGGCTAAACCAGTGTCTGTTATTTCCGCTTCAAGGGAGGTGTCGCCAGTAGAAGCGGCGGTCGTACCAGTTCCGACAGCTAGATAAGTAAATGGATTTTGAGAATCAGAATTATTAATCAAACCAGCGACAACAGCTAAACCAGCATAAGTGATAGTGTTCTTGATTGTCTTATCCTCTTTAAGATTGCCGTCTTTATCGACAACCTTGATATTTATTTCTCCTCTTAATTTAAGGGAATCTTTGTTTTGTTCGCTCATAATATTATTTATTAGTTTCTTCTTCTTTTTCGCCAACTTCTTCTTCTTTGTAATTGGCAATAGCCTGATTTAATTCGGCTAGTCTTCGCTGTAAAGCTTCTAAGGTGGCTAGCACATCATAAGCTTCCGCCTTTAATTCTTTTAGTTTCATATTAGTAATAATTTTCTTGTCTAGGCTCTAAAGACAATTTTTTAGTCGTAGAGCGTCTAGAATAATAATTAATTAATTTTTGTCTAGCTTCATCTAATAAAACTTTAAGAGAATTGGCTTTGTTTCCCATTTCTTGAGCAATACAGTAATCAAAAGCCGCTCCGATTGATAATATTCTCCTAAAAGGCTCGGAAATATTAGGCTGAGAAGATGTAGAAGCCAATTCAGTTAATTGCGTCTGATAAACAATCTTAATTCCGTCAGTAGCATTAGGAACAGTAGATTCAGGCAGATAAATAAACATTGAATTATCAAGCAAATCAAATTCAGGAACGGAAGGGTGATAATCGCTTAAATTAACATAAACAGTCTTTAAATCTCTCTGTCTAGCCTTAACCATTTGACCGTTAGTAGTAATAAAAACTTCGCTTAAGCTAAGAATATCAGACGGCAAGATATATTCATTTTGACCAGCGACTAAATCCGTTGTCGCTATCTCTCCATTAACTTGCCAATCTCCGTTATTTTCTAAAATATCAACTAAAGTAGAGTGATAATGACGATTAATATTCCTGTCTAAATCGGTGTTAGCATAAGCGGTATTCGTGCTATCTCCGAAAACAAGGAAACGAGCGTCTGAGCGTAAATTTTCTAAAGTAAATGCCATATTAGCAATAAGGTCTTAAACCTTGATTAAATTCATCTTTTTTTAATTGGCTATATATCTCAAACATAGCAGGATTTATAATAGCCTCTATATCCCAACCGCCCCAAATAGCAGCGTTGATCTCGACATTATTAGGCAGTCTTTTTAATCTCTTAGCCATATATAAGGCGACTTTCATCTCATTAGCTAAGTTTCTTTTAGCCTCTCTATAATATCGGTGGTAAGCTCTTGGTTTATCCCAGTCTTTATTTCCGATAGAAAAGCCGTTATAAGAAGCGGTGAAGTAAGGAGAGGGGTCGATTGTCTTGCCTCCAACCTCTAATTCAAAATGTAAATGTGAACCTGTTGTTGCTTTTCCAGTATTATCACAATAACCAATTAATTGACCAGCTTCAACATTGTCTCCGATATTTACTAAAGTATTTTTTAAATGATAATAAAATGTGGAAAATCCATCTCCCTGTATTCTTATTCCAATACCGCCGTCAGAATAAACACCGGAACGAGTAATTTTACCAGCATTAGAGGCATACAAAGGGCAAGCGTCTTTTGCTCTAAAATCAATTCCAGGATGATAGGGAACGCTCATTTTGCCTTGCTCGAACAATGTTCTATAAAACCAATAAGAAGTATTTAATTTATCGTCATAATACCAAAAATCATTACCAAAAGGTTGGGTAATATATACATCTTTTAGAGGTAATCTCAAATTAATCATAGATAATAGGAAATATTAACGATAGAATCATAAATAACCTTTCCAATAAAAGCTATACAGGCGAAAAGGAATAAAATCAGCAGAATATTGGCAATAAGTAAGCCTGTAAGCATTAAACCGATTTTAATTGTCTTGAAGATTTCTGACATTTATGTTATATGTTTTTCTCTCTTTATATTCAGCTTGTTTTCCAGGATTGCTTGCGTGTTTTGGAACGAGCCATCCTCATTGGCACACACGAGTCATCACCTGACACTCTTGTCTGGTAATGCCCGTGTGTTTAATTTGGTTTAAATTAAATACTTGGTTGTTCTCCATATTATAAAGAAATAAATTGTTAAGGCGGAGCGATTAAGCTCCGGAAGGGGTGAGGATATTAAGGAGAGCTTTAAAGCGGGATAGTTTGTCTAGGTTTATACAACCTTTAGGATGAGAGTGTGGTTCTTCTTGCCTTTCACAGCGTGTTCCGCAAGTAAGGCAGATAAATCTTTGCTTAAGTCCGCAATCATCAATTAACTGAATAGGAATCCAGTCTGGCTTCGTTTTTCGCATATTTACCTCCTGTCTTGATATTATATGCTCTGATAAGCAATTGTGCTGCTTCTAAGAAGTTCATATTCCCAAATAGGAAATGAAACGCTTTGTGCCTTTCGGTATCAAGAATAATGATATTCTCAGGCGTGTTTTGACCATTTTTACATCTATTAACGATGTGGTGTTTATTGAATTTGCCTGAGCGTTGCCAAAAGCGGTGGGTCTTGCTCATTTTATCCTCCGATAATTATCTACTGGCAGCTAACATCGTGTTTTGTCTTAACTAATCTACGCACTACGATTTAGTAGCACCCACACTAACGATATAGTGAGTTAAGCGATAGTTAATCGGTTATCACGCCGAGTTAAGACCCCAGGACTTGCGACCTATGTAAGCTTGGGCTAAGTGATTTAGTTAGCTTGCGTTGGCACTTTTTACGCCACCCTCAACAATGTTATGTGTCAGTAGATAATCTTTGTAAAGAACGATTATTTAATGTAGACTAGGGAAACAACTGCGGTAATAAAGGCTAATAAAATAGCACCAGCTAATCCATAAGCGATTGACTTAACAGGCAAAAAGCTCTCTTTACTAACATAATTGTCTTTTAAGTCTTTCTTCAGTTCGCAAAAACCATTAACGACCGTATCTTTTAGCTCGTCTATTTTTTCAGCCATAGATTGATATTTATTTTCTAAGTCATTTATCTTTAAATCCTGGTCGCTCATATATTTGAAATCTCTCCTCTATCACGAGTGAAATAATAAGCAAAAGCCATTGAAGCTAAGGCAATAAAGTCTTTGGGGTCAATCTTTCCTAAGGCGGTAAGAATAACAACGGCAATAGCCATTAATACAAAGACAATTTTAGAAGCTGATTTTAAGATTGTCATAGTTTTATTGAATTAATTATAACGCTTATCAAGTAAGATATGAGGTCAAATAGGCTGATTATGATAGACTTAAATCCTTGCCAAATTTCAGGATTGGCAATTAGAGCATAACCAAAAGCAAGTAGTACAATTAATTGTAATAAGAAATTAAAAATATAGTTAAAATTAATTGGCAGTATCCACTAAAACAGCGTCAACTTTCATTAAAGAATTAGTCATTGTTCCTGTTCCCTTTACCGATACTCTCATATATCGGTCAAGAGTATCTATAACTAAACGATATTTCCCGGTAGTATCAATCTGATGTGATTTTAATGTATCGGAAGATACACCAGTCGTAATAACACTAGCTGTTTCTTGATACCAGTTAATATTATCTGGGGAAAATTCAACTTTAATTTCAGCGGTTGTTAAACTTCCCTTAGTAAAATCTAATAATAATGCTATCTTATCGTATTTAGCAGATAAGTCTAAAACTGTACCAGCAACATAAGCGTCAGTAAGAACCAGGCTTGCTCTTATTGGTTTTAAGATATAATCTTCCATAAAATTATAATTATAAATTATTCTTCAACAACAGGAATAAAAAATAAATCTCCAACCTTGATATCGCTTTCAAGACCATTTTCAGTAATCATTTCTTCTGTAGCAAATTTAGCAATCTGATTTTGAAAGACATCACCATCTTTGAGATTGTCGTATTGTTCTAACAAGGCGATAACATCAACAGCTTTATCAGTATTGACTGTTTTAATTCCTCTTTCTTTTGCTATCTTTTTTAATTCAGCAAACTTTAATTCGGCATATTTGCTAATCGTTAGATTATTCTCATCTTCCGCCGATGTTTCTTCGTTTACTGGATTTAAGAGCTTTTTATATTCCTCTAAAGCAACCCAGCGACCATTAAAATTGAATAATTGCGACATATTATTTAAGTAATTCTAGGGCTTGACCAGCAAATAAAACCTCATAGGTTTCGCAAATCAAGCGTTTTAATAAATTAATTTCTTCATTAGTTAATTTGATCTCGCCAGCTTTATAAATCTTTCTAAAAAGCCGATAGCGTCTCAAAATTTCTTCTTGATTGATTTCTTGTTCATTGTGGTCTTTTAGCAAGGCATTTCTAGCTAAATCTTCCAAGACAACTTCTCGATACTCATTTACTTCCGTGTTTTTGCCTTTTACTTCTTTGAAAGTTTTAAAGTTTTGCTTAACAACTTCACCGTCTTGACCTAAGATTTTTTCATTAAAGTTAATCATAAATTTTTGTGATTAATAAATATTATAAGGCTCTTGAATAATCAAGAACCCTAAATATCTACTAAGCAACTGCTCTCAAAACAATCAGATAATCAGCGTCTGCTGGGTCGTCTGGTAAAGTATCAGCAGTTTCGCAGAGTTTAGCAGTAACCGTTCCGTCAGCCGCTAAAATGCGAATAACTAAATCGCCAACAGCCAATCCTGCTAAAGTAGTATCTGTGATAGAGCTTCCAAGAGCAACGAATTTTACAACGTGGCTCGGAGTAATACCAGAGGCTAACTTAGCTAATGTTACATTAGCGTCTTTGATTTTAGCAGTTTCAACGGCAGCGTCTTTGATTTTAGCAGTTTCAACGGCAGCGTCTTTGATTTTAGCAGTTTCAACGGCGTTGCTTGCCAGCTTAGCGGCGGTTATTGAAGCATTATCAATTACAGAACCGCCGTTCAACGTACCGTCCTGGTTAATAACTGGTGTTTCAACTCCATTATTAAGAACAGAAAAACCATTACCAACAGAAACGAATTTATTTGCGTGCATAAATGTTATTTTTTAACTCGCTTGTCTGCGAGTACTAAGGACTAGCCCTAGATTATATATAAATCTGATAAGGGCGGAGAGTAATTCTTCCGCCCCCATCAAGTCAGGTCAATTATTCAGCACCAGTCGAACCAAACACGGCATAAGGCATATTGACGATACCTTGCTTCCAGAAGCCAGTACAATTAGTACGGATAGCTTCGTTGTTCTGGCGAATCGGTTCACGTAAAGTCGGATATTCACCAATACCAATCTTTAACGGATTGCCGTTCGGGTCTTTTGTGGCATAAGCAAACCAATAGTTCTTATTACCGCTAGTAATGTACGGAGTTTCAATTATAGTCTTTGAACCCTCGTAAATATTGATGTCAGCGACGGCAACAGGGCTAATACCATTAGCAAACAACATTTTAGCCATTCTTGCGTTTTCAGAACCCTTTTTGACAATGATTGTGTCAAAATCCATCGGCATAGGAACGCCAGCAGAATCAACCATAGCACCACCGTATTCCTCTAAAGAATCAACAGCAGATTGGGTCAATTTAGCGGTACCATTGTTAACGAAAGAACCACCAGTTTTCCAAGAGTGAGTTCCGCAAAGAGCCACGCCATCAGGAGCGGCGTAATAAGTAGTGTCGAAAGCATAGTTCAAGAACTTAAACATTTCAGTCAAGAACAAATTCTTGTTAGCAATCAACAACTTATTACGTTTCCGTTTTAAGGCAACACCAACTTTAGTAGAAGCGTCAGCTTCTTCTCTGCGATATTCATTTTCTAACAATTCGATAGCACCGCCAAAACGTTTTTCTTCAATCTGGACGGAATAGCCATCATTCAAATCAAGAACCGGAGGAGTTTCGGCGTTAGCCAGCTCTTTAGCTCCAGTCATTCCTTCGGTAGAAGTAAATATTTCAAATACTTCTGTGGTCGGGTAAATATCGACAATTCGATTATCACGATAAGAATCGATAGCGTTAGCCATCGCATTATCAAATGATTTCTTAATGCCTTTTACCCTTTGTAATGCGTATTCGTAAAGCATACAAAAATAAAATTAATTAAATTAGTACAACGGTTTATTGATTCGGACAGTGATGTTTTCAGTAGAACCGACAACACCAGTATCTTTCCCAATACCAAACTTCAAAACCTTGTAAGCAGTACCGCCAGTAACATCGATAACCTGATTAGTAGTACCAGCTAAGTCAACTTCAGTACCTTTATAGGCAACAGCAAAATTACCATCACCAGTACCAAGCAAATCAAAGTCATTACCGACAGTCACCTCAACTTCTGTTTCACCAGCGGCACCACCATTCGGGCACCAAGCAATAGCAGCGGCAGTAGCAGTAGCTTTGATAATTAAACCAGAGCTAAGCTCTACTAAATCGCCTGGTTCAATAACTGTTTCAGGAGCTTTTAAGGCTTTGACGGTACGGACTTTTTCTCCATCTTTTAATCTAAAATCCATAAATTTATTAGTTAATTTTTCTTAGAAACGAACCCAATAGGTAAATCACTATCAAGTTCATCAGCGATTTTATCTTCTTCACTCACACTAGACGGTTTAAATCTAGTAGAGGGCGATGATGTCGCATTAGCAATTCTGGCTTGAGCTTCACTAGTAGCTAAGTAGGTCTTTACAATCGGAGATTCTAAAACCTGCTTAAACTTTTCAGCGTCGCCATTTGCTTGAGCATTTATAAAATCAAATTCATCATCTGGTAAGAATGAATATGCTTGCCTTAGTTGGATTTTAGCTAAATCCTCCTTAGTAACATATTTATCCTTGTCAATTTCACCAGGAGTAATCGGCTCTTTTGGCTCTGGCTCGGTAGTAGCAGCCTGTTTGTAAAAATCTTTAGCCTTGCGGTAATTGATTTTTTGGCTGATTGCCGTGCTTAATTTCTTCTGATGGTCTAATCGTTCAGAAGTTATCTTATTGATTAAATCTTGATGAGTTTCCTCATCTGGGTCTAATCCAAAATCTTTAATAACTTCTTCCCTAATTTCGCCTTCGCTCTTTAGCTTCGGCTCTTTATTGTCATTTGACATATAATTGGGCAATCAATAACGCATTTGCCTTATTTTTCGCCATTAATTATTTTTAATACACTATTAAGATATTTCTTTGACTTTCTTATAACCTCAAATTCTAATCCCTTTAACTCTGCTGGCAAATTTTCATCAATACTTTCATAATTTAATTTGTCAAGTTCGGATTGTAGAAAATCAAGTATTACTTCTCCACCTTTTTCTGTTGCTGCTTCTCTAATGATTTCAAGATGTTTAAGATTGTTTCTATCGTATATCATAATTATAACATATTAGGAGTTTCCCCTTGTTCCATCATCGGTAAATTGCCAGTATTAATACTTCCTGCTTGTGTCTGTTGTTGCGGAATGGGTTGATTTGGTGTCTGTTCTGTATTCACTTTATATCCAAGAGAATTGGCAATGTCTAATATAATCGAATAAGCCTGCTTATCGTTTTTCAGGTTAGGATTTACAAGCAAATTAGCAATAGCTATACCATTGGAAACCTTGGCTTGCTTATTAAATATTTCGCCAGTTGCATTAAGACAAACATAAAGTTCAATGCTCTTAAAAAAGTCTTTTTCAAGAGTTAATAATTGCCGTTTATTGTTCAGTATCTCTTGTTTTTTGATAGCGATTAACTGTTCCGCTTCTTCTTTAGATATTCCTCCGTTTATAGCAATTTGTTCAATATTTCTTAAAAAAAACCCTTTAGCCAGATAGCCAGCATATTCATCTAAATAAGCTGGGTCGCCAACTATTTCTATAAGTTCTTTAGTGCTAGTTCTTTTTAATAGTTCTGGTATTACCCAACGTTTGAAAACAGAAGCAAAAAATAGTCCAAGCTTTTCTCGTTTAAAGTCATAATACTTACCAACTTGCTGATTTTGAACAGATACAGCGGTTGCTGATGTGCTGGATGGCATTGCTTCGCCAGAAGCTACTTCAAATGCCTTTAGAGCTTTCTGGGCTTCGTTTAAGTTTCGATTCCATTCCTCGCTAAAGAAAGTAAGATTAGGAAAAACATTATTTAACAATTCTAAATGAGTAGTACTAATTATCTGTCCATTTTTAATAGCAGATATAATATTTTTTCCGGCAATATTAGTATCCTTGCTCCAGAAAATCAATTTACTAGCTAACCTCATTACATCTCTTATCTGATTACCAAGTTCATTAGCTCTATTTTGATAAGGCATTAAAACCTCTCTATCACCCTTTCTGAGCCATCTCCCATTATATTTGCCAAGGTGTGCCTCATCATAAGGCTTATATTTAATAATCTCTAGTTCGTTAGTAATCTTAATAATCTCTGGGGTTAATTCTTCGGCAAAAACTACAACGCCGTCCATATCAAAGGGCTGTCCGTTATATTCCTTTCCTTTCTTAGCTCTAGCGACTATAACTAAAGATTGAATATAATTATCGTCCTCAAGGTTAGATTCTGCTTTTTCAAGATATTTTCTCAGTTCGTTATAATCCTTAACACTGACCTCACCAAATCTTAAATAAATCTCATAAGAAGGGATGTCATCGTCTTTACTTTGATTACCTAATTCAATCACCTTATTGATGTTCTTCCACTCTTTCATCTTTCTAAGAGTAGATTGATTCATTATCTGCTTTTCTACAACAGTTGTATCTTCAAGGGTCTTGGCTGTTTGGTCAATGACATATAAATTAGTCAATAAAACCGGGGCGTAAATTTCTCCATTATTATATTTACTATTAATCTTTCTAACGACAATATTGCCTTCGTCAAAGAAAGTTTCCACAATATCATTTATCTTTTCGCCGTGATTAGATTGTTTCAAAAACTGCCTAAGTAGCGACCTGGCTACAAATTCTTGTGGTACGAAATTGCTTTCAGCATAAACATCTAAATCCTTGCTGTCTATATCAGAATTGACGACCCTTGTTTCAATCATCGGAGTTCCAATATCATAAAATTCTCTGTCATTTTCTTGACCTGGAGCTAAGGGAGTTAAAAAAGATTCATTCTGGTGAGCTTTAATTGCTTTTACGGTCTGATATTGATTGTAATTTTTATTATCAGATAACTGTATTTGCTCTGTTTCAAAGTTGCTGACTTCCTTAAAAACTAAGTTAATAAAATTACTAACAGGATTATCAGTTTTATTCATATTATTTGTAAGGAGTAGGTATAAATTCCTCCTCGTTTTTTCGCATTATTGAATTAAAATCATTATAATCAATCATTTGTTTTTCGATAATCGCCGCTCCTCTATACATATCAGCACCGTGTGAAGTCCAGTCGTGGACAGGATTGTTTTTATAAACAAGGTTGTCCTCATCCCATTCTTTCCGATATTGAGCAATAGCGTCAATAAATTGTTCACAATTTTTTGAATCAATCCATAATCTCGAAAACATTATGCGCCCTGCGTCAATACCATCTTGGATTGAAAGTTTTGGTATCACTTCAAAATCAATTCCTAACTTTTTCGCTGTTTCTTTTCTTGATACACCTGTTGTGAGTTCTCTTTGTTCTATATCGTGAGGGGCAAAGTGTTTTCCGTAAGTGTAAGGTTTCTCTTTGACTAATTTAATGTAATATGGCAAACCCTGATTATTATCTTCAATATAGTCAATCAGCTTCAACTTTTCTGAGGTTCTTTGGAAAAAACCAATAGTCATAGAATCATCAATACCTAAATCCCAAACCGTATAAACAGGTAATGAAGGGTCGTGAGGCACTTCTGTTATTCTCCCATTTTTCCTGGCTTGAGTTAGCATTTCGCCGTAATAAGCCCCCTTAATTTCAACATCATTCCAACTGCCTTCACGCCATTGTTCTCTTAGTCCGTCTGGTAAACTATCAAGGAATTTAACATAAGTCGGGTCATTTTCCATAATGTGCGGATTGTCGTCAACTCTGGCTGGAATAAATACTCTTGAACGCCCCATAATCTTATCAAATGTTCTGATAATTTGATTAGCCTTTCCAGTTAAACCAAATCTATTTTTCACCCATTTATGACCTCTACCACCTGGATTAGTCGTCGCAAATACTTGCGGTCTAAGTTCCGGGATTGTGCTTCGACAAGATGATATTAATTTTAAATAACTTTCCTCGCTTGGTATCTGAGTAAGTTCTTCAATTAACATTTTATGATACTCGTGTCCTTGATACTTTTCATAAGCGTTTTCATCCTTTAAGTGTCCTAAGACTATTACTCCTCCTTTAGGAAATCTGATTTCGCCTTTAACAAATTCAGCTCCAGTTGGCAAATACATTATCTTTGCTCTTGATATCCAGTCGTTTAAATCTCCAGCGTTTTTACGAATTACTAAAGCTCTATATCTTGGGTGGTCTTTATCATAAAGCAAAAAAGCCATACCAGCGTCAGTCTTTCCGCCGCCCCTAGCACCACCATAAAGAATTTCAAAATCAATTTGAGCTAGAGCTTCCTGTTGTTTCGTTGTTGGTTGCCAATGTATCAACATTTTTTTGAGGTAAAACAATTACACCTAATTTATCGCCCTGAGAAGTAATGTCGGTTCTATCAACTATTCTTTGTTTAAGTTTATTATACTCTCTTATTGCTCCTAACTTTGCTCCAAAATCAGCATACTGGGTTAATAAAAATTTAAGTTGTTTATCAACAAAAGCGTCATTCAATCCTTGTTCTTCCAATATTTCAGATATTCTGTCAATAACCTTTACATTACTCAACAAACGAGAAGCGGCTGAGCAAGCTGTTTTATACCAGTTTGGTTTGTTTCTGTCTATATCATAAACCTCTAAATATGTTTCTACGCCATTGCCAAAAAATTCCACATCAGTAGCATAAAGCTGGCAAAACTTCTCTTGCCTTAACATTAAATCATCTTCTTTTTTTTCTTTCTTATCCAACATAAAAAAACTTATATTTGTACATTAAACAATGGGTCAAAAATGGAAACAACAGAGTATAATCAATTTCTTGAAGATTTAGATAAAGTTCTAATTTCCCTTAATGAGGAAAGCCGCTATACTTCTTTTAAAAACGTTCTTTTAAAAAATAAAATTAATCCTGAGAATAATTATGATTCACGCATATTAAAAAAACTATTAACTGATGATTATATTAGTAAAATGAGTGATACAAGTGGTACTGATGTCTTGATATGCTCCAAGGGTATTGACTTTATTTCAAAGGGCGGTTATGTTACACAATTCAAAAAAGAACAGGAAAAAGAAAAACAATCAATTGAGTTAGTTGATTCAACAATAAAATCAAATAAAGCAGCCATTAAGGCCTCAAAATGGAATAAATCATCAATAATTATTAATGCTCTGCTTACGATAATAAATTTAATTATTGCCTACTTTACTTTAATTAAAAAATAATTCTTAATGAGCTAGTTGTTGGATTTGAACCAACTTCTTCCGCTTACAAGACGGTGGTTTTGCCTATTAAACTAAACTAGCACAAATAGGGGTTCATCGCCCCTTATCGTGCCTAAATATTGCTTTGTGATAAGTTATCGCCCATAATTTGGGAGTTGTCTTATCCTAAATAAAAACAGGATATTTATCCTGTAATTATATTATAACACATTTAAGGTTTCCCAATTATATATCTAATAATCACCCCACCAATTTGCTTTTACTAATTTAGTATTAGGTTTTCCATCTAAGAATATATTATAAAATCCCCCATAATCACAACAAACAAATTTATTATCAATCCAACCGAAGTTAGAATATTTTGTATCAGTAAAAAAAGCTGGAATCATTTTAGGGTAATCTTTTTTAGGTTTCCTTTCAACTCTTTTTTGGATAAGAAAAACACCACAATCACTAATCCTAACGCAAGGAGCTAACCATTTTTTAATTTCCTTATCAACAGAGTTCCAAATATCCCATTCTCGATAATTCATTGCTGGGTCAGTAGCAGCAAATTTAATTACTAAATCTGTATTTGGCTGGAAAACAAAAACATCTCTATAAACTCCAAAACCTATCTGCCTTCCCAATACTAAATCCCTTAACTCACTATAATGAGTTTCTTGTTTAATCATAATATTTGAAAATTATAATAAATCTTCTAATCCAAATTCTTTAAAAAGCTGTTTCCTCATAATAGCAAATTCTATATCAACCTTGATTCCATCAACTAGCTTGATTATAGTTTTGCTGGACATTTTAAGCCTTTTAGCTATCTCTTTATAAGGTAGCTTGAAAGCAAACCGATAAACAAAGACCCTAAATTCTTTATCGGTTAGCTCGTCTAAAACATTACTATATTGTTTTAAATTATCGTTCTTCATATCTATATTATAGCACAATATAAAAAGTATAGCAAATAAAAAGCCCTGCTATGAAGCAGAGCTACTAACAAAGGCAAACTTGGCAAGACGGACTATTATGTTGTCCGGTTCTGGGTGAATAACACTAATAAATACAAATCTTTTAAGCTGTTCTTCTTGCCGTTCTGTCATTGATTTACCCATCAGAGCAACTGCTTGTTTTCCCTCCTTGATTAATTCAAGTGCTTCCCATATAGATACAGTCAAATAAACAGATTCACCATCAACCCTGTGAATATTAAACAAATCTCTTTGATAACCTTTTGGAAAAAACCACTCATCTTTATTTGGATTATAAGCGACATAACCTGTATGAATACTAAGGTCATCATACATCTTAAAGGCTATTTTACCGGCTATGATTGAATGTTGCTTAACTAAGCCTATTTCATATTCTTTAGCCATTTCTTTGCTAATTCCTTTATCCTCTAAGAATTTACAATAATGAAGCTCTAAGACTGGTAATTCTTTAGGCGGTTGTTTTTGTTCCTTGAGGAACACTTGTTTTAATTCAGCGGCAGCCGTTCTAATATCAATGTTTTTCTTCTTAGCTAAGAAGTTTATAACGCTTCCTTTATCTTGTCCGAGCGGATTAAAATAAAGGTTCTTAGCAACTGTGATAATAAAGCCTTCGCCTTTTATCTCTCCTTGTTGGGTAATAGTATAAGGAATATTTAGCCAATCTAAAACATCCTTAAAAAAGATTTTCTTGCTTATTTCAGCAAAATTAAGATATTCCATTATCGTTCTCCTGATTGTTAATGTGCTATCTTAATTATAGCATAAGGTACAATAAAAGGTCAAGTTTCCTTGACCTCTTATAAAAGTGTTCTGGGAATAATACTCGACAAGCATTGTCCTCAACTTCTCGATATATCATAATCTACCGCTGGACATTCTCGCTTGCTATTTAAAGCAGATATACATCACGAATATTGGCACTTTGTGGCAAGTAGATTCTTTCCATAAGTCTTCCCTGTGAAAAGCCCGTTATATATATTATACCATAATCCACTTGTCCGACAAGAAAAAATACTCAATATCTTCGGTTGTTTTTTCCTTATCCTTAAATTCCTCTATATTAGGTGGTAAGTCCGGCACTTCTTCCATAATAGGGGGTAATGTTTCTACTAAAGTGTTTTTATTACCAATTCTAACCCAAGCGTGGTAATCATCTAAATTAAGCAAATCTTTTGACGGAATGCCAAAAAATTTAGCCATTGTTTCTGATTCATCTAAGCCACATCTAAAAACTATAATTGTGTTAGCATTACCCAAAATACTACTAATAACTTTCTCCGATAATTCCTTAAAATCGTGATGAGCTAAAACAAAGCCGACTTTCTTTCCTCTACTTCTGGCTAGAAGCTCGGTAAAAAGAGGGGAAACGACTGTCTGAAATTCATCAACATAAATAATTAAAGGCTTAGTTTTCCCCTCGTAATATTCGCAATAAGATAAGACAGAATAAACAATTAAATTTGATAGATAAATCCTGCTGGTTCTGGTCATTTTAGAAGTATCAACTAAAAGCGATTCTCCTCTTTCCACAAGCTCGTTAATATAAAGCTCGTTCTCTCCCTCGACGATTAACCGCATACTTCCCTCTGATATTTCTATCAGACGGCTAGCAAGCCTTTTAGCACTTTCTATCTTCTCTCTATTTCTGGGAAAAGGTTTATCGGCAATATCAAACTCTATCCAATACTTCTTATGAGCCGGATTTTCAATCTGCTCTAAGTGTCTTTTTCTTACATCAGGATAAAGTAAAAAATCAACTAAATAAGATAAGTTTTTCTGGTCTTTATTAAAGGTTCTTAAAGCCATACCGACAATTTCACGCATTAAAACTGTGCTTTCTGGGTTAGAAGCTGTTAGGGTAATAAGAATATCAAGTATCTGGACAAACTCGGCTATTGTCGTGTCAATATCGGTTTCTCGGCGGTTTAAGGGATTAATAACTATTGGTCTTTTAATAGAAACATATTTGAGCTTTTCACCGTTAAATAGCTTATATATCCTCTTACAAGATTCGCCTTTAGGGTCAATCATAATAACACTAACGCCTTGCTTAATGTCATTAGCAATCATACGCTCGATTAAAACAGATTTACCCATACCAGTTTTGCCTAGAATATAAGAGTGATAAAACCTTGTATCAATCTTATTAATTATAGGCATAGGGTGGTTTAAATCAACCTGAATACCAAAATTAAGGTTATAAGTTTTTTCTGATAACTTGGTTTCGTTCATATTTAGCCTTTACCTCTTGAGCCTGATAATCAGCTTCTACCGCTTGGCTTGTTTTAATATCAGCGTCAGCCTTAGCGGATTTTAATTCTATTTCTTTTAAGAGATTATCAAAATCATCAGTTGAAACGCCAATAACTAAAGCTTCTAAAATTTTAGTCAAAGCATTAGCGTCTAAAGTTGTAGGGTCGAATTGATTAGCTAATTTAGTAATAAAATCAGCCTTAGCCTTATTAATATCAATTAAAGAATCAAAAAACTTAGCTTTTAATTCTAAAAGGTGATTATTTATTTTAACAGTTTCAGCTTCATATAAAGCACGATTGCCGTTAGCTTGATTAATTGCTGTTATTAAATCATTTTCAGATATTTTAGCTCGCAAGACAGATAATCTTCCTTGTAATTCTAACTCGGCTTCTTTTAACCTGCCATCAATAGTCATCTGTAAATATTTTTCATTAAAGACTAAATCAGCCTGTAATTGGATAGCCTCTTTGAAAGTAATACGCAATGAATCAATTTGCTGTAATAATATATTTTGTTTTTCAATATCTAAAGCAATTTGCTTTCTTTGATAATTTTTAGAAAAAAGAAAAATCGGAGTTCCACTTTGAATATTGCTCTTTAGATTATCCAATAAAACAGACAAAGATTTTTCCATATTAAAAACAGGGGAATTATTATTGACTGCTGGTAAATCATTAATATCTGTTCTTTTTCCTGTCTTGCCAACAAATTTTTCCATCATTTCCTCGAAAACTCCTTATTCATTAAATAAGCTTGGTCATAATGCTCAAAGATATCAATTTCTTTATTACATTGAGGGTGGGGACAATTAAAATATCTAATTATTCTACCGCAGTGAGGACATTTGTAAAATAAAACATAATCCATACGACAATTATCGTTATTATTAGGAAAAACGGTGTCGCAATATGGACAAGTAAAGGTAATATCTTTAAAAACAATAGACTTAAAACAATGCTTACAAATAATAGAAGACAAATGAAAATCATTTTGATGAAATAATAATCTCAGCCCTTCCAAATTATAATCATTTTTTTTTAACTTGTCATCACGGAAAACAATATAATAATCATACTTAGAGAAAAAAGCTGCGTAGTAAATAAACAACATAATAAAGAACATTACAAAAATTAAAATCCAAAATTTAACAAATAAAATTGAGTAATTGTTAGCCAATTTAATTGTTTCAAGATAATCATACGCTGGTTTAACAATTAAATATAATAAAAAGGCATAACAACAGAGAAACGCAGAAATACTACCGATAATAATCATAATCCATTTATGAGTAGTCTTATATGTCATAAATCCTCCATAAATAAAAAGCCCTCTCCAAAATCAAACTTAGTCTTTCCTATTATCCAAACAGAAAAGCTAAAACTTTCTTTAGGGGGCGGTGTTATATTAAAATATTGACAATTAGCAATCCAATAGTTATAAGCCAAAGGTTCTCTGGCTAAACGCAAGTAATTATTCCTTTTAGTTTCAAGGTAAGTTTCCCAGTTTTCTTTTCCTGCTTCAACCTCTAAAAAGATTAATTTATACCTCTTTTCATCTCCCAAAATAAGCATTGCGTCTGGGATTAAATAAGGTTTAGCATAAGGAAATCTAGGGTATAGCAAGCCCTTAAATGAGGGAAGTTTAAGGGCTTTTATAAGGACTTCGGTGTTATTAAGCTCATTAATACCACCAAAGCCGTTAGGGTCTGGCAAAGTCTTAATTTGATAGTTTTTAAGGATTTTTTTAAGATTACTTGTAGGCTTAAATACATCTTGATAAGTGTTTTCTAAATAGCCTAAACCAACTAATTCCATAAGCCTGCTAGTAGCACAAACTTTAGTATAAGTTTTATTAATCAGCTTTAATTGTGATTGACGGACATATTTTAACCTTGCTATATCAAATAACATATCATAGAAAAGCTTACTCGCCCCTTTGGGGATTATCCTATCAATATCTTCCACTTAAACCAATAGATATAATACAAAAATCACTAGGAAATATAAAAAAAATAACCAGTAAAAACAAGAGAAAAAGCAGGAGGTTGTATTTTACTGATTATTTGTGTTAAGTGCTTGATTTACAATCACTTATGTAAAAAATTACGCTAGCATATATTTAGGCATAAATATATAATACTAAGGGCGAACGACCCATTTATGGGTCTTGAGCAAACGAGGTTTATATATAAGGGATAGGCTCTGGGAAAATAAAAAATAATGTTAAAATATTTTGAAAAAAGTGGAAATAATATTATATTTGAGAAAACAAAATTGAGGTTACAATGGGTGTAGCAAACTGGTTCGAAACGTTTTGTACGAATATTAAAATGTCGTCTTCCACTACTGATACTATTTCTTATAGATATAAACAAATAACAAAAAGATTAAACACAGATTATTATGGTTCTGATTCAGAAACAAATCATAGTCTATATGTTGGCTCTTATGGTAGAGATACCGAAATATTCGCAAGTGATATTGATATGCTTTTTCAACTACCTTATTATATTTATGAAAAGTTTAATAAATATACTAACAATGGGCAATCTGCGTTACTCCAAGAAGTCAAAAATATTATTAGTAAAACTTACTCATCAACTAATCTTAAGGGTGATGGACAAATTATCCAAGTCAAGTTTAGCGATGGTATTAATTTTGAAGTTCTCCCAGTTTTCCTAAATGAAGGTGGAATAACATATACATTTCCCGACTCTAATAATGGTGGCTCTTGGAAAACAACAGACCCCAAAACTGAAATTAAGTCTATTAATGATAGAAACAACGACTGTAATGGTAATCTAAAATATTTATGTAAAATGATGAGAGCTTGGAAAGATTATAATAATGTACCAATTAAAGGTCTGCTTATAGATACATTGGCTTATCAATTTATTGAAAATTATCAACACAGAAAAAAAGCGTACCTATATTATGATTATTTTTCAAGAGATTTCTTTGAATATGTAAAAAATCAAACTGAAGGTCAAACTTATTGGAAAGCTCCCGGTAGTGGAAGATATGTTTATAACAATGATGATTTTAGGTATAAGGCAAAACTTGCATATAATAAATCTTTAGACGCAATCGAAGCGGCTTCAAACGAAAAAGAATGGACTGCAAAATCTATATGGAGGGAAATATATGGAACAAAGTTCCCAAGCTGATTCAATACGAGTATTAGAATCACAAATAAGGGAATGTTATGGGAGAGTGTCTTATACCCAAAAAACTCAAGAAAAGTGTGCTGATATTATTAACAAAAAAAATGATAGAATAAAATTAATTCAAATAATTATCTCAGCATTAATTACGTCTAGTTTTTTTAGCAAAGTATTCGGCTCGACTAAAATAAATGATATTGATATCGCCCTAGTTATTGGAGCTATTTTGTCAGTCTCCCTTCTAGCTCTAAATACATATATCAAGGATTATGACCTCGGGTCTTTAATGCAAAAGCATTCAAATTGTGCTACAGACTTATGGGCAATAAGGGAATCTTATTTATCATTATTAACTGATATTAAGGCTAATTTAGTATCAATTGAAAAAATAATAGAAAGAAGGGATGAACTTCAAGAGAAGCTTTCTGGTATATATATTGGGTCTCCCAGAACAATAAATAAAGCTTATTCAGCAGCTCAAAAAGCATTAAAAGTCAACGAAGAACTTACGTTTAGTCAAAAAGAAATAGATGTAATGCTACCTGAAGATTTAAGACGTGGACAAATATAAATAAATTAAACCATTGGAGATAAAAATGAAATATTTAATTACCTATGACCTAAATAGACCCGGTCAAGATTATGAAGATTTAATTAACGCAATTAAGGTGTATGAAAATATTCACGTAATGCAATCGGTCTGGTTTATAAGTACTGATGAAAAAGCAGAAGAAATATATCAATATTTTAAAAATTATTTAGATAAAAATGACAATATATTTATCTGCGAAATAAATTCAAATAGACAAGGCTATTTAAATAAAAAGTACTGGGAATTTCTAAAGTTATAAAGTAAATTACTTTTGAAATAAAGACAAAAACTCAGAATTAATGAGACTGTCCAGAAGTTTGTGTAAATGCGAAACAGAAATCATAAGAAATCAGTAATTCTTTTATCAAAAATAATAGATAATTGATTAACAATCAAGCCCCAATTTCTACCTTGTACTGTCCATTTTT